TCATTTGTAAAAGTCCTCTGGATTCCCATAATCCAAAGCAGCAGCGCCTTTGTTCTGCTCTTTGTCCTTCCTTGCCCAATTCCGAATAGTGGCGTAATGGCTCTTGTAAGACTTGCCAGTTGACGCAACATAGGATGACAGACGTTCAATTCTATCTGCCCAATCGGAATATTCGGCTTTCAGCTTGTCCAGTTCGTCATCAGTCAGAAGAACGTTGTTGTATTCTCCGTATTTGTGCTTGGTGGGCTTTTTAGAATTATCTTTAGATAATTCTTCTTTATCTAATTCTAATTCTTTATCTATATCTGTTGCGTGACTTTGCGTGACTGTCCCGTGACTGTCACGTGACACTTCCGGAAGAAGCTTTTGATTTTCCCGTTGACGCTGCTTTCTAAGCCGGTTTTGCTCCCTGATTTTCTCCATGCCGTCAATGTTCTGATGCTCTGACCATCCGGCGATTGTAAAACAGCCGTTAGAAGTCACCACCATACCAAGGCGTTCAAGGGCTTCCAAGGCAAGCTTGACGGTGTTTTCTTCAAAATCCAGTTCATCAGCAAGCATTTTCGGGGTGTAAGGGATATTTTCTGTCAGAAAGATCATTCCACCGGAATTGCACCGCCCGGCCATTGTCAGCAGCATCACCCAAATCAGGACGATGTTGTTTCCGTCCGGGAGCCGCCGCAGGTGCTTGATTTTGCGGTTGTCGAACATATCCGTTGTGATCTTGATCCACTTAACATCAGCCAAGGACTTTCACCCCGTCCCAGATATCGCAAAACTTGAACGAAGTCCGCAGCTTATGTACGCCATACACAACGGAAAACCATTTGTGTTCGGGATATACGGCAATCACCGTGCCTGTAACAACTTTGCGGAATTCCTTCACGCCAGTCCCGCTGATACCGTCCCAAGGATCGAACTGCACCTTCTGGCCGACAGCAACAAGCGCTTTGTTCATCATGCTTTACCACCACCCAAAGAATACTTAGCGTAGCTTGTCCGCTCACCGTATCGGTTCTTTCCGCTGACCATCTCTTTTCTGATGGGTACACCCATCTGCTTCAGATCGGCAATCCGGGAAGCAAGCCGCATGATCCCGTATTCCTCCATCGCGGTTGCGCTTGTGATGCTGCCGTAATCTTCAAGGTGTCTGATGATTCTTTCGCATTGTGTCATTCGGTTCACCGTCCTTTCTTGCGTATAGATCAAAGCCAGCTTCCCACTCCCTGTAAAGATTCATGAAATCGTCAAGTTCCATTGTTACAAGGATCGGCGCATTGTTTTTCTTGTGGAACACAGCCGGAAGTCTACCTTCGCCGCCAGCTTCAGCGTCCCGCTTTGCCTGTGCCATCCAGTCATAAAGGCGCATAGTCTCCTGGTGTTTTGCTTCGATGTGTAGGCCATTAAGGCCTACAACATCGGAAGCATCACCAGTGTTGCCGCAGTATTGCGCTGTGCGTCTGGCATCATAGCCGTATTCACGGAATTTTGAAGCAAGCAGCCGTTCAAATCGTGCGCCCTTCTGTTTGCTGTTCACGGGCATTAGAATCTTCCTCCTTTAACGAATCTGCGTAGGAGTAATAGTCCCCCTGAACTTCGTTGGCACGAATCGGAAGCAAATACCCAACCGGGATTTCCTCTATTTCCCCATGCCCACGGTAAACCGGCTCTGTAACTACGATTCCGGAAACTGGATTTTCTGCTTGGTAGAACCTCGGATTTTGGAAGCAGGAAAGAAATTTCACATTGACAAGAACATTTTTTCCATCACCCTTTAGCCGTCTTGCTGTTCGGTGTGCGTCAATGATTCTCAAATCCGGCGTAAGCGTTAATTGGTACTGATCTTGAATAAGCTCTTTGACCGGAAACTGCTTCAATTCAGCGATTTTTTCAAGGCCGAAGCAGATAATATTTTTGGGGAATATGTACGCTCTGAATCCATCCGGTGAAACAAAAATGTTATTCCCGTCAATATCAAACCGACATGCGCGTTTACCGCTGCACAGTGCATCAAAAACTTCCTTTTGCGCCTTGGTATAATTCATTTCGTCACCCCCCATCAGAGATCACACCGACCGGAAGGATTCTTGCTGTGCGTGATAGGGCAAATGCCTTCGTGGTATCTCTCCAAGCAGCGCTTGCAGAAAGCTCTTTGTGGCTGTCCTTCGGATAGTTGGTGGTGGGATTGACAACAGGCTTGTGATAGCCGGTCTGATGATTGGTCTTAGTCTTATTCATGTTTTATTCTCCTTTCAGAACGGCAATTCGCCATCATCTTCTGTTTCTGCAAAGTCTGAAACACTGGCAGCGCCGCCGCTTTCTTCTCTCAAGCGCTGCTGATAGCTTTCACTGGCTTTCACGGTCTTTGCAATCCACTCAGGCAGCTTGTCCACATCAGAAATGGGGCTTTCATCAATGTCATAGATGATGGGATCAAGCGTTCTCTTAGGCGCTGGCATACCCTTTGGCAGCTTCATGATGCTTGCAAGGTTGGCATACATTCTGCCGTTGTTCCCTTCCTTGTGGATGATCTGAATCAGGCAGGGCGCACCAATGATGTTGCACAGGTTGAATTCGGACAATTCAGCTTCCGTGAACTCCTTCCCGCGCCACGCCGCCAAGTCTCTGCGCAAAATAGCCTTTTCGTTCAGACTTGCGGTGTATCTGGCAGAGAATACACGGGGCTTCTGTTCGCCGTCCACTTCAACATATTCATCAGCGATTTCCCAGCCAATAATGACCTTGCGGGAGCTGTTGCCATACCGTTCATTGCGTTGCAAGCCAATGTCAACCAGCATATAACACACGGCGGCATAACTGCCCTCTTCCAACATGGGGATATTGCTTCCGCTTCCGTTTTCACTAACTTTCAGGCTCATTTTCTATATTCCTTTCTTTTCACTTGATTTGTACGCTGACATTTTCAATCAGCTTGCAGCCGTTGACTTCCTGACCGGCCTTAATAGCATCCTTGATAGCTGTTTTATTCGGCTCAACAGTGGTCTTTACTCGCAGCAGTTCAGCCGGTACGCAGCTCACGTCATCAACCTGTACAGCTTCAGACTTGCGGAAACTGACCGCACATCTGGCAGTGCTGAACTTCTGGCCGCCCATGTTGTCAACCAAAAGGCGCATTAGAAACTCCACCCTCTTTTCACTGCTTTTGCGCCGCTTGGCAATCTGTTCTTCTTCAGCCTTGAAAGCCAGAATGTCACTGGAAAGGTTTTTGATATAGCAAGCGATATTTTCAACCTTTTCTTCAAATGCCATGTTCAGCGCATCCCATGATGGGGCATTCGTGATTTCTCCGGTTTCGGGATCACATTCAAACTCAAAAGCTTCGATTTCCGAACGGATTTGATAGATATTTGCCATTTACTTTTCACCGCCTTTTTCAAGTGCAAAATATACATCTTCAGTCATGCAACTATGATGTTTTGCGTAATCTCTGTAATCACAGCAAGAACAAATCCGCTCCGGGTTTCTTCTCGTGCATCCACATACCGCATATATCATGTATCCGTTTCTGTTCATGTCGGATCGGATTAGATCATTGATGTATTGCGTAATGCTGGTGCGCCGCCGCCACACTATTTCGTGTAAAAAGGACTTCAAATCCCGGTCAAGGTTCAAATTGTACCGATAGCCCCGCAGCTTTTCCGCTTCGGCCTTCCTTGGCCGTCCTTTGTTTCTCAATTTGTTTACCTCCTCAAATTACAGCAATCGTCCTTGTTGTGATTTACTGCTTCTTTCCAATATTCGTAATGTTCCGATACATCCTCGCAGACGGACACTTCATCAAAGCCGGTGACTTTCGCAAGGTATTCGATTTTCTTTCCCAGCGGCAGGTGCTGATAGCCGGATTGCTTCACCGTGTAATCCGAATAATCCAGCGGCAACCATTTCTTGATCCAGTGATTCACCCGCAGGAACTCAACAATGACCTTGTTGCACTTGATACTGTTCAGCCGGTCAAAGTCCACGAACTGCGGAAGGAAGGGGGACAGCCTGACAGCCACATCAAACCCGGCAGCGTACAGCGTTTCAATGGCTTTAATCCGGCGTTCCGTGCTGACGGCCTTTTCTGCCGGAATCCATGTCGTGCTGATCTGAATGTGTGCAAGCCGCTTGTCAAGAATGCTCATGTATTCACACACCAGGTCAGACTTCGTAACGATCAGGTAGCCTATGCCGTACTTGTTCAGCAGCTCGATTGTGCCTTTGGTGATCCGCTCCCGGCGCTCCATCGGCTGGAAGCAATCTGTCATCCCGCCAAGCCGGACGATGGTTCCCGGCTCCAGCTTTGCAATCTTGCGCTCGATCCTTGCCAGACTTGCAACAGACGGCTCCACAGCGTCCCACAAGCCCCGGAAGCTCAACAGCGACTTTGCATAGCAGTAAGAACAATCGTGGGCGCAGCCGCAACCATAGGTGTCCAGGCGCTTGTTGTAGCGGCATTTGCCGCCTTCGTTGCCGGTGACTTCCTTGTAAAAGCTTTTGTACTCTTTCATTGCTAAACCTCCAAAGATTTTGAGATTTAGCAGATTTGGGGCTGGCTGTGGCACTAATTAACCGTCATAACATCCGCATGGATCAATACACCCACAGCTTATAGGCGTTTCGTCAAACAGGCTTGTTTGTGCTTCCTCAAAGGCTTTGTTCTGTAAGTAGCAATCAATAAAATCTGACCATGACCAATTTCGGCCAAGCCCCTTTGTCGTTGTAAGCCCTTCGGCGTTTTGCTCCATGAACTTTGCCTTTTCAAACAGCTCTGGATACTCTTCCAACAGGGCAACGATTTCTTTCTTCTTCATAGATGGGCAGAAGAAACAGCTTGATTTTCCGGGAAGGGGAAGACCGGCGCGCTCAATGACTTTTCGGCATTCGTTCCGATCCCAGCCCCATTCATACAAAGGGAAATGTCGGTGGAACTTCTTGTCTTTTTCATCATAGGTAACCGCACACTGAATGCGCTTCGTTTCGCCGGAATCGTAGCCGATCCACTTCTGCACTTTCTCACCAGCCGCCCAAACCGCCCGACATTTCGCGTCATTATTCAGCCGCTTGTCCTGCGGGGATGTCTTGAACTTCTGACTGCAAGTCTTAAAGCCGAACGCGATAGGCGGCAAGGTGTGACGGCTCACGCATTCCTGATACAGATTCAATTCGTTTCCGGCTTTGTCTACCGCATGGACAACTTCAATTTTCGGCAATCCGTGATTCACAAGCCAATCATCGAAGATTTTTATGTATTCGTATGTATACGGATGTTCGCCGCCGGGATCGGCAAAAAGAATCATGTCAACAGGGATTCTGTGAAGAAACATTCCGACAAGCATCGCCGTGCTATTCGTGCCGCCGCCATATGACACAACATTCATACGCAGTCATCCACCGCCTTTCTGAAGTGCATATCAAGGCAATCTTCGCAGTAGTAATCGCCGTTTATCTCATAGCAGAAATCGTCTTGGATAGGTTCCCCGCAGTAACAGCACACAGGCCGCTTTGCAAGCCACGCTTCAGCTTTCCGTTCGTTGTCTTGCCACTGGCTGTAATTGTCAGGACAGTCCATCAGGATCACCGCCTAATGACCAGATGTGGGCAATGTGTTGTTCATAGCTCACTGGCTGCTCTGCCGGATGTTCAACCCATGCCCGGAACATCATCACGGCCACGGTTGCCCACAGGAGAACAACCACGGCAATCAGACAAGCGTCCTTACATCCGCGTTTGCGCTGGTTTCTCGTTTTCGTGCGTTTCATGCTCTCGCTTCCTTATCTTTAGTTTTTCTTGTTCGATCAGCACCGCCGCAGCGGCTTCTTCAATACGCTTCATGCGCCTTGCTCTTTCCTCGTCAGTCAGGATGGGCTGATACACTCTGACCGTCATTCCGGGGAAATTGAAAACCCTCGGTTCACCATAGACATCCTGACTTTTCACAAAAACACTCCCTTTCCGTTATGATTCAGCCTATTCGGTCATTGGTTGTCCGAATGCTGGTTATTCCTCCGGTATGTCCCTGAACAGCAGTTCCAGCGTGTCCAGCGTCCAGCCATCGGCCATCAGCGCCTTGCCGCGCTTTTCCAACCAGCGCAGATCAGCAAGGTATTTCCGCTTGCGGTACAAAAGCCGCTGCTCCTTCTGCGCCAGCTTCACAGCGTCCGTTTTCTTCAGACGCTCGATCTCTGCGTCAACCAGTTCTTCCGGTGTGATTTTCCTTCGTGGCATTGTTGCTACCTCCCAAAGTTCAAAAAGTTAAACTTTTCGAGTAAAAAAATAATCGCCAATTTCTGCCGCTTCAAAACCAAGGGCGTTCTTGGTTTTTTCGATTTCATCGGCAGTCCACTTGACCTTGTTGTTCAGTCTCATAGACAGTCCCGCCTTAGAAAGACCGATTGCTTCAGCGAAGGCTTCCTGCGTCCCGTACACCTCGCGGATTTTACCGCGCAGCTTCGCATAGCTCATTCACATCATTCCTTTCTTATGTATATTAGTCTGCCATCGTCAGTGCCGGGAGACTATCCCCGGCAGACGGCCATTCAGGCCGTTTCGGCTTAAATATCCCATGTGCAGCTTTTTGACAACCGCTTAACTGCATTGTCCCTGCAAATTGCCTTGATCGTGCATCTGACCGGGCGTCCGGTGGCATTCTCGATGCCGGTAAATGTCATCCATCTATAGGACTGTCCGCGAACGCCGGATGGCTTCATGCGGCCGTCCGGAAGCATTACATCTATTGTCTTGCGCTCTTTGTCGTAGCTGCCAAGTACCGTTTCACAGTCGGAGAAGGACTGCTTGTATCTTCTGTAAAGCATGGTTTCAATAGTCATGGTCTTTCCTTTCCGGGCGGTTTAGCCGCCGCCCGATCGGCTCACTTGTTAATCAGTACGCAATACCGCTTCGGGAAATCACCAAACAGCGCCCACACGGAATTGCTGTCATCATCCATGTAATTTCCAAGATATTCAAAGAAGTTTGCCGCCTTGCTGTTAAGCTGATTGAGTTTTGCCCAATCAACCACTTCGGCGCTACACGATATTTCAGTTTCGTGAAAATGCTTGATTTCCATTTCAATTTCCTCCTGCCTGTTGGCTATGTTCAACTTTTTGAACTTCTTTTGCAAAAAAAATATGTTCGATGCGCTGTTCAACTTTTTGAACTCTGCCATTATTATACTGCTATAATTTTATTTGTCAATACCTAAGTTCAAAAAAATTAAACTTGCATATTGCAAAGTTGAACTTTCGGTGATATAGTATGTTTTGGAAAGGGAGTGATATTATGAGAGTTCCGATATACAGCCGGATTCAAAATGCAATGGATATAAGGAATATGAAGGCTGTTGACATCTGCGAAAAGACAGGCATTCCAAAATCTTCAATGTCTATGTATTTGTCTGGCAAAGTTGAACCGAAGTCAGATCGCCTATACAAAATCGCAAAATGTCTTGATGTAGCTGAATCATGGTTGCTTGGCTATGATGTTCCAATGGAAAGGACAAAGGCGCAAAAAAATAACGATGCCATTTCTGACATCGTTCTAAAATTACGCAGTGATGAAGAGTTTCTATCTATTGTGCTTAAAATCAGTAAGATGGATTCCGAAAAGCGAAAAAGCCTAAATGCTTTGCTGGATTAAATGCCTGTGGATGCTTTGAGCATGATTTGATAAATAAGGTCTAATAGTTCGACATCATTGCATCTTTCCAATAGTTTGACAATTTCGTGTATGTATGTTGACTTATCCATTTTAGACATCCTTTCATTAGAGGGGAACTAATGTTCTACGGGTTAATTTTACGAAATTGCAATAAAATTTGAAAGCAGAAACAAATGCCATTTTTGGAAAAGGTTGCCCGGCCACCGTGCCACCGAATGACCGGGCGTGTAGCAGCTCGTGAGTTGCAGCCCCTCACCTGCTATGGTTACATAATAGAGCGAATTTTCATAAAAAGTAAACACTCAAACCGGGATAATCTATGTTACAGACGAATTAAACGATGTAAGGAAAGGATAACGGGAGATTTTTATGGAAAAGCAGACTATTATTCAACAAATTCAGCCACAATGCGACAACCTGTATAAGAACATCAAGGACGCAGCGATGACGCAGCATAGGACGCACCGTGAGATTGTGGAGCATACAGGCGTTCCCAGGTCTACCGTTGCAAAGTTTCTGTCCGGGGCACTGGCAAGCCCCAGCGTGTTTTATATCGCCGCCCTGTGCAAGTATCTCAATCTTTCTATGGATGGACTGTTTGACACAGAGCCGCAGAGTGAGCGGGAAGCGGGGGAGAACGCCGACCTTCAGGCCAAGCTAAACAGCGCCGAACAGCAAATAAAGCATCTGAACGAAAAGTGCGGGATGCTTCAAGCCGGAATCAGGGAGCGAAAGCCCGTTATTTATGGGCTGGCTGGCCTGTGCATATTCCTTTCCGTTGCCCTGTGCGGATATATCGCGCTGGACATCAGTGATAAGAAGCACGGCCTTTTTGTTGCAAACAGATTCCCCGTCATTGGGTGTGCGCTGTGCATTCTCATTGGTGCCGCCGTCTTTGGGTTCCTATACTATGTTGCAAAAAGCAGAAGAAAAAAGGATAAATAGAAAGACAGTTTAATATAATCGAACAATAACCTAAGAAAGAAGTTGATTTTTTGTATTATCAACCAAAGATAGATTTTAAGCCTGAAGAAGTCATTGACTATTTGAGAAAGTCCCGATCAGATGATCCGCTGCTGACGGTTGAAGAAGTCCTGTCGAAACATGAAGCCATGCTTGACGAATGGGCTGAAAAGCACCTTGGCGGCGTTGTGCCTGAAGAAAACAAATACAGGGAAGTCGTGTCCGGCGAAACCATAGCCGAACGCCCGGAGATCAACCGCGTTCTGCGCCTTATCGAATCGCCGCGATACAAGGCCGTTGCCGTGGTAGAGCCGCAGCGTTTAACCCGTGGTGACTTGGAGGATATAGGCCGCTTGATGAAGCTGCTGAAGCACACCAACACGCTTGTCATCACGCCACAGCGTATTTATGATCTGCGCGATGAATACGATTGGGACGCTTTTGAAAGGGAACTGAAGCGCGGAAACGACTACCTTGAATATACGAAGAAGATTTTGAATCGTGGCCGTTTGCTGTCCGTCAGCCAAGGAAACTATGTCGGAAATACTGCGCCATACGGCTATGACAAAACCTTTATCACAGAAGGGAAGCGGAAGTGTCCTATCCTTGTACCGAACAAAGAAGAAGCAGATGTTGTCCGCATGATGTTTGATCTGTACGTCAATAAAGACATGGGCTGTACAACCATCTGCAAGAAGTTTGATGAAATGGGCATTAAGCCGCCGAAAGGTGAACATTGGTCTACGGCAGCAATGACAAAAATGCTTGAAAACATCCACTATATCGGGAAAGTGAAATGGAACCACCGGAAAACGCTGACCATAGTTGAAGAAGGGGAGTTCAAGAAAACAAGGCCAGTTGCAAAAGTGGGCGAATATCTGATCTACGATGGGAAGCATGAAGCCATTGTCCCTGAAGAGCTTTTCAACGCTGCACAAGCGAAGAAGGGGAAAAACACACGGCAAAAGCCGAACACGAAAATCAGAAACCCGTTTGCTGGCCTAATTTGGTGCAAGTGTGGCCGTGCAATGTCTCTGCGGACATATAAAAACCGGGATGCAGAACCGCGCCTTCTGTGTGATGGACAAACATACTGCAAAACAGGCTCTTGCACTTATTCAGAAATAGAACAGCGTGTGAGCGCGATTCTTTCTGATTGCATCAAGGATTTTGAAATCCGTCTGAAAAACAATGAGGGCGATTCCGTCAAGCTCCACACAAGGCTTATCAAGAACTTGGAAGCCAAGCAGAAAGAGCTTGAAGAAAAAGAACTTGCACAATGGGAAGCACAAGCCGATCCTGATCCGGCAAAGCGGATGCCGCAGCATATCTTCCAGCAGCTCAATGAAAAGCTTTTGAAGGAGAAGGAAGAAGTCAGACAGGCACTTTGCAAGGCTTACGAATCCATGCCTGAACCTGTCGATTACGAAGAAAAGATAGCGCAATTTACCGAAGCGCTCAACGCTCTGCATAATCCAGACGTGGACGCAGCAACAAAAAACAGGCTCCTGAAAGCCTGTATCGAACGCATTGAATATCATAGGGATGCACCGCAGAGAATACGCAGTCAGCAGGTACGCTATTACGACAAGGAACAGAAGCGCACTCGCAACAAGTCACCTCTAAACACCGGGGGAAACTGGACTTCGCCTGAGATCGTTCTTGATGTTAAACTAAGGGTGTGATTTTTTTGCACCCACCATTTCCATCAGTTGTGCGCCTATTCAACCGCGCATGACTGATGGATATAGTTAAACCAAACCGGAAAAAGCCTTATATATCAACGGAAAGGAAGAACGGAATGAATACATTAGGATTGCTTGAAACGCTGTTGGTTGCCAATATGATAACTGCGGAGGAATACAAGGAAAGAAAAGCGGTGTATGTTGAATCGCTGCTTGAGCTGTACTGTTTGGGGATTATAACACAAGAACAGATGAATGAAAAGCTGAATAATTGAAGAAGGACTTTGAAGCGCTGGCAATCTGTCAGCGTTTCTTTTTGTTCAGATTTCGTTTTTTGCGGCTTGCATTTTCTCGTTCTGTGTTTTAGAATATTTTCACACTTCTGTCAACGGAGGATTTTTTATGGGCTTGCTTGATATTTTCAAAAAGAAAAACACTGAGACGAAAATCACATGGGAAACGACAATAAACACAAATGAAAGCTATGACCCGTGGGCAAAAACAAACGAATCAAGAAATGACAATTATGCGATTGCTGCCTTTATCAGAATAAGCGAACGCGGAGCAAAAATAGGCAGTACAAATGACGATTACGCAAGATATTTTAACTATGAATTTCATGTTTACGACCCGATAAAATACCACAAGAAAGTGATAGCGGACGGGTATCTTGTTGAAGCAACTCCTGAAGTTGCCCTTGGAAAACTTAGGGTGGATCAGCTCAAAATCATTCTTGATAGTGCTGGTTTGCCGAGCAAAGGGAAAAAGGCTGATTTGATCTCACAGATTGTGAGCAACGTGGACATTCCATCCTTAAAATTAGATCGATACTATGTTCCGTCCGAAAAAGGTGCAGCACACCTAAAACAGTATGAATACGTTTTTCGCCTGAGAGACTACGGCATTTCGTGGGAAGAGTTTGACAAAGCAAAGGAATCGTATTCCGGATATTGCAAGCCCGATGATATTATATGGCAAATCCTAAATAACAGGCTTAACGCTTATAACATAAGCGGAAGTTTTGGACTGGCACGAAACGAACTGTTTAATATGGCAAAACTGCTGGAATACGAAGGGAAAAGCGTGGATGCCTTGTGTCACTATGTTCTTGTCCTTTATTATGACACAAACGGTTGCGGAATCGGAGAAATTGCCCCCGGCGTTATTGAGCGCATTCACAGCCTAAAAGATAGCTACGATGACAGAATAATCAGCAGATGTTATGACAGATACCGCTTGCCGCACCACTATATCAGCAGAGATAAATTTAGAGAACTTCTGTTTGACATATTCAACGATAAGAGGATCGACATGAAGAATTATATAAGCGGGAAAACTAAATAGGCAAAAAAAGAAGGGGAAGGCCGAAGCCTTCCCCTTTGTTGTGTTAGATGATGAATGAAATGTCGATTGGTAGCCATGTGTTGTTTGGAGCGTCAGCCCATGCAGAGCCGTTTCTATACCGGGCGAAACGCACAAGCCCCGCCGCCGTAACGGTGCAGAGCCAGATTGCTGTTCCGCTGCCCTGACAAATGAAATTGCCCTGCACTTCCGGCCTGTACCCTTCCGGCAGTGTTGTGATGGTCACATTGTCCGTGCCGCCCGTCAAGGTTGCCTTCGGCGTGACAACGCCCTTCAAATAGACAACGCCGCCAACCTTCCTATATCGCAATGTGTTTCCGGCGTTTGCGGCGTATGTCTCAAAGTCGCTTGTGAGCTTTGCCGTTATCCATCCGGGATTTGCTGTTATCTCATACCCGTTGCGGAAGATGACCGGAAGGCCAAATTCAATGCCTTCCGTAAGCTCTGACACCTTGCCAAAGGCAAGGCCGCGCCCGGAAGCATTAAAGTCCAGCAACGTGAACGCCGTGGGTATCTCCACGGTTTTCCTGATCGTGGTGAAATAATCTGTCACCGACAGCCTGACATCATAGGCAGAATCAACGTTCAGATCAGCACTTGTTATCAGCGTGGTTGACAGGGTGTACCCTGTGCCTTCTTTCAGCTTTATCCATGTGCTTGATGCCCTTGCTTTGTATTCCAGTGTATATTTGCTTGTGTTTTGATTTGAGACAGGGGAGATATTGAAGCCGAAGCCGATTTTGCCGTGAGTACCGTCATAGTTTTCCGTACCGTCTGCCAAGCATCGCACAGCAGATATACCCCTGATGACCGGCGCGGCGTAAGCAATGACCGTCAGCGTTTTGGTGGTCTTGGCCGTGCGTCCTCTGCTGTCGGTAACGGTGACTGTCACGGTCTTTGTGCCGTTGGACAGTGTGCCGGTGACAGGAGCTGCGCCGGAATAGGATTTCCCGTCCACGGTGGTCTTGTACGTCTTGATGGTGGAGCCGTAAGCCCCAGCCGCCACAATGCCGATCTTGACCTTGGATTTGCCCTGCACAAAAGCGCCAAAGTTAGCGGCAAGGCCGGAAACCGTTTCCGTCATGGAAACGGTTGAAATGGTGGGGACAATAGCCGCCGGGACACTGGCCTTAAAGGAAACCGCCTTTGTGCCTATCAGCGTACTGCCGTTATAGGTCTTACAGGTGATCGTGCAGGTGCCGCTTGTCCCGGATGGAATTTGACTTGCAAGGGAAAGCGGCACTTCCCAAGCCTTGCTTGTACCAAGGCCGCTGCCAATCGTGCCGGTTGCGTTGCCGAACTTATATGTCAGCGTATGCGTGAAGGAACCTGCCGCCCTTGGCATATTGATTGTGATACTTGATCCCATGTTCACGCTGCTTGCTGACAGCGTGGGCGTGGTGGCCCGTGGGATCGTGTCAAATGTGCCGCTGCCGGTTGCCGTAACATCGCCATAGTATGTGCCGCCCAGCGTGACCTTGATCCCGATGGTAGACGCAAAAGCACAAGTCTTGCTTCCGTCTGCATTATGTGCTATGGTGACGGTTTTTGTGAATAGCGTTTTCGTCTGATTGCCGGAAAGAGCCGCAGAGAAAGAAAACGTGTACTTCGTCCCGTTGATAGTCAGACTGCCGCTTTTGCTTGCGCTGCTGTTGATGGTATAGCTTGCACCGGTGGAAACAAGCTGCACCTTGACCGTGACGCTGGATGTGTTATTTGCCACGGCCTGACTGCCGACCGTCCAGACAATCTTCATTTGATAGCCCGTTCGGATAGCCTTTGTGATTGTTCCTGATTTCGCCATATCAACCACCCACTTTCTTGAAGCTCAAATTGTTATTTGCCCTTGGAATAAAAGCAAAGTTCCCAAGCTGAAGTGAGTGGAGAAAATGGCCGTCTGTCACATACAGTTTATTGTCTGAGAAATAAGCCACTTCAACAGCGTCCTGAAGGAAAGATATGCGGTCATTGCTGATTTTCAATTCCAGCTCGTTCCCAACCTGCCCCAGCAGAATTGAGCCGTCCACAAATCGGATGTATTTGCGGATTTCTTCAAACTCTGCATCTGCACCCGCTGCCACAGCATCAATGTCAGCGCTGAATTGATTGAACTGTATTTCCACGCTTTCCTTCGTCTGCTCGATCTCCGTACTGACAGAGGAAACAAGCGCGTCCGTCTGATCTTTCAGGTAGTAGTTTTCAGCTACAGTTGATTTGATGTTTTCCTCTGATACCTGCAAAGATGCAAGTAGATTTTGTTCCACGTTGTAAATGGCCGTAGAAGCCGTTTTTTCGGCGTTTTCTATTTGCAGTATAATTTCACCCTGTGCGCCGGAAACGCCAGCCAGCGCCCCGGAAATGCCCAAGAACGCCCCACCAAGCGTCAGCTTGTTCGCTCCCGGCTCCAACAGCTTCAAAGATAGCTTTGTGACAAGAAAATTCTGGCCTATTCCGTGTGGCGTACTCTCCACATTGACATACGTTCCAAGGTGGAAGCTGCCAAAGGAAACGTCCACGGTTGCAAGATCAGCCGCCGTCAGATCAATGGTTTCAGGCTGGTTGACAAGTTCATCAAGATATGCGTTGCCCTTTGTCAGCAGGTTTGCCGCTTCCGTCACGTCATCCCATGTATGCGTTGCGAAGATAAGGCCGTATTTGTCAGCGCCTTCTTCATCAACGATGTAATCAAGGCCGTCATTGACAGAAGCGATTGTCAGGCGGTTGTCTGTGTCCTTGCCTTCATCGTCCTTCAGCTTCGCCCCCAGCGGGATCAGAGCCGTTGCAATGTCCGCGCCCTTCCTGATCCGCTTCAGGTCAAGCAGATTCTTTCCGAACGTGATCTTCTGCGGAGAAAGCAGCGTGAAGTCTTGCAGGTAGTCAATATAGTTGATATAGCCTTCATGCCGGATGACGATATAGCCGCCCAGCAGGTCAATCAGCTTCTTTTGCAGTTCTGTCCATGTATCAGCATATTCGATGTTTGACCGGACGATATAATCATTCGGATCAGTGACCGTGACATTTCCGACAGTGAACCATTTTGCTTCTTCCACCTGCGCATTGTGGTTATCAATCAGCAGGTTTAAGAAACCGGCAATCGTCCCGGAATAGTCGTATGGTCTTTGTACGCTGTCCAGAAGGAAAGCAAGCTCACCTTCGCAGATGACACGCTTTTCGTTGTAGAAGCCGATTTCATCATCAAGGACACGCCCACGGAAAATCAGATAGTCATCCTGATAAACCGTGATGATCGACCGCAGCTTTTGAATGGCGTTGTACTGTGGATGATCGGGATAAACTGTGAATAAGAAGCTGCCGGTCTTGTTCAGCTCCAATTCAACGGAAGGACTGAAGATTTTAAGGATTTCCAAGCTGCTGTTATACAGCGTCAGGCCGTCACAATAAACCCTGTACACGGAAACACCCCCTTACAAAGCCGCTTCCTGATAGGAAAACGTGATGTTTCCTGTACCTGTGACGGAAACGCTGTTTTCCCCGGCCTTCAGTTCCAGCTCAGGCAGAGTGTAGCTGCCGCCGCCCAAATCCCACACGTTGTATGTGTTATAGACAATGTGCATGGCGCTGTCAGCTTCAATCACCACTTCCGGGACAACACGCTTGCGGAGATTGGGCAGGGAAATAGTGCTTTCGCCGCTGACAGCTTGTGTGACAACGGTTTTCGCCGCCTTGTACTTCCACGGCTCACAATCACACTCCACGCTAATTTTGCCTATGTTCTTCTCATTCGTGAAGCTGGAAACATAGCACCTGCCAATGTAGAAAAAGCCCGGATCATCATCAAGGACGATCCGGAGCTTTTTCCCATGTATGGTGTTTTTGATGGTTGAAAACAGTGTAAGAAATTCGCTTTGTGGCACAATGGTTGAAAACTGAAATTTGTGTGTGCAATCCTCATATTTTGGCTCACCGAAAAAATCAGTAAGGTCAATAGAGCCGTCTGCACCTTCCACGTCAATTTTCATCGTTTTGGTTTTCGGGGCTGCAATCTCTTTTGAAGTCAGAATCAAGCTAAAGTCATCATAGCTGTGATACGTTCCAAAAGTGACCCCTTTCATTTTTAACCGCCTTTCTTATTCAACAATTTCTTCCCACAAGCTTTCTGTGCCTGTGGCTCCCGGCTCCCACACGTTATTATCAACAAGGCTCTGCCACGTTTTCCCGTTGTGCGTCACCTTATCGCCGGTCATATAGGGATAAGTGCTGTCCGGCTGCTCCCATGCAGGAATTACTTCAGGATCAGGAATCAGCACCTTTGCCCACAAGGACGGTGCATCAACCGGATTCCACGCGGTTTGTGAAGTGTGCGCTGTCAAGCACTTATACAGAACGCCATTATACAAGCGTCTGTCTCCAACAGCATAATCAACGCCGTCACCGTCCCACTGACGGAAAATCATAGGCGCTTTTGCTGCTTGTTCATCCGTCAGCACAGCGGCGGCAACGTCCATGCTTGCACGGATAGCCTTTGCCTGTTCCAGAATATCAGTTCTCATTGCTGCTTTCCTCCGTCTCCACGCCCAGCGTTTCCAGGGCGGCCCTCAGTGCGGCGTTCTCCTCAGCAGGCGTCAGCACCTCCGCGCCGTCTCGATAGAACCTTCCGTTCGCATAGCTGTCGCCGATGGCCACAGGCCGGTCTCCCAGCTTCACCGCCTTGGGAAAGTCCCCGGCGTTCCTGTCGTTCAGCACAATGGTGTTGGTCACCACACCGTTTTCGATCCATGCGTATCTCATGTCTTACCCCCTTGTGTTGCGGATGATAACAATACCAGAGCCGCCAGCTGCCATGCCGCCCCCGCCACCGCCGGTATTGTCCGCACCCGCGGCGTGTCCGTCGCCTCCGCCGCCTTCGCCGCCGGTGCCGTCTTTCGTTGTGGAACTGTAAAACGCGCTGCCAGCACCGCCGCCGGAATAGAGGTCTCCGGTGGTCTCGCCGAATTCTCGCGTAGTGGTGCCCTGTCCGGCACCGCCTGCCGCCATTGTCTGTTCGTACTGGGTTCCTGCGTTTAACACGGCATCGCCGCCATCTGCACCGTCGCTGCCGCCGCTTCCGACGATGAGCGTTTTGGTGCTTCTTCGAAATGCTCCACCGCCGCCGGAGCCGCCATCCGCGCCTTCCGCTTTGCTGTCGCTCGACGTGTTAAATGTACCCGGTCGGCCGCCTGCCGCGGTCGTCGTGATGAACATACTGGCCCCGCCTGCCGCACCGGCAGCGCCGCCAGTGGCAACGACCACGTCATACGCCGTGCCCGCCGTCAGCTGAAGCGCTGTGAGGGTTTTGGTATAACCACCTCCACCACCACTTGCGGCATATCTGATAACCGTGGACGTTCCCGTTCCACCACCTCCGCCACCGCCTACGATGAACACGTCCACGGTCATGTCCTTCGCCGGGGTGAACTTACCGCTGGACAGGAACTTGATCCGCCAGTTGCCGTTTCCGTCGTCAATCAGCGAATAAGTACCGGTATAGGTGAATTTCGGCAGTTTGCTGACCGCTGGTGTTGTCAGATTGAATATCATGGAATCACCCTCCTTAACCCAGGATCAGCACGTTGACCGCCAGGTCTGCCGTTGGGATCTCTTCGCACTGGAAGGTCAGCCCATTCCCGTATTGTGATATACACCGCACACCCGCCTCCGCATACGCCATATAGCTGGCAGGCGCAGCCGTAATGATACAGTTTGCCGCTGCCGTCATGCCCGTTACGGTAACGGAGTAATTCTTGTAGCTGGTGTTCCAACTGGACGCATACAGTGTCACCGACCGGCTGACCGCCTTGTCGGCCTTGTTATTCCATGTGTTTTTTTCTGTGTCTGACACAGACCGGTGTGTTGCATCAGATGACAGGTCACTTAAAGATGTGGGAATGTCAGAAGCGTTTGCTTTACCGTTCCAAGCGATTTTCTCCGTATCTGTTACAAGCCTGTGCGCTGCGTCATCGGACAATTCGCTTAACCGTGTCGGGATGTCATCAGTGTCGGCCTTACTGTCCCATGTGTTTTTCTCCGTTGATGTTACATGGATGCCGGTGCTATTTTTGTGCGCGTCAAGGTCGGCCTGAACATTGCCAGCTTTGATGTCAGCATAGGAGAACACATCTTGTGCCTTCCCGTTTGGATCATATGTGTCTTTAAGCATATCGCCAGAACCAAGGCCATCCGCGCCCTTTTGAGCAATCACAAGCCAGTATGTACTATTGGGCGGTGCAATCCCGGTGCAAGGTTTAATGCAGCGATAAGTTGAACCGTTGTTTGTCACCATATTCGCCACAACATAGCTTTTGGTGGAGCTGTACGGCGCACACTCCTGCATTGCAGATGCAGCGTTTTGGGCTTCTTCTGCCGCCGTTTCCGCGTCCTCTTTTGCCGTCTCTGCCGCTGTCTTTGCGTTTTCTGCGGCGGCATTGGCTGATTGTGCCGCTTCCTTGCTGGTATTGGCTGACGTTGCTGACGCTGCCGCCGCGCTCTTTGCGCTTTCAGCATCGGCTTTTGCCGTCTCTGCCGCTGTCTTTGCGTTTTCTGCGGCGGCTTTGCTGTTTGCCGCATTCTGGGCGGCAGTGGCGGCGGCAGCGGCCTTTTCTGTTGCCGTCTGTGCAGCCTGTTGGGCGGATTTAACGTTGCCGGTGATGCTCTTTGCCACTTGTTCAAGCGCGGCCTGTGATTCAAGGATTTGTTCCTGCGCCGTCCTGAATTCAGAGATGTCACCGGCAATGATGTTGTAATAATCGCTGCTGATGATTTTTGCATCTGGAAAGGCGGCTCTCTCAACGTTTACAACAAAGCAGAATGTTGCCAGTTTAACGGCCTTCTGTGCCGTTTCGCCGGTCTGGTAGATTTCTATATCTGCCTGTACTTTACCGGCCACAGAAAGCATCTGTGTGGCAACAGGAGCCGTTACAACGTTGCCGCTGTATGTGATAGATGTACCAGCTTCGGTTTCGTCATACAAGCCGCCAGTGCCGTCAGGCTTACCGAACCGCACCATGACAACAGCACCGGAAGGGATGTTGAATCCACTTGTACCGTCCCACAGCGTTGCAACAATCGTGCGGCTATTTGCATCATACTGCGCCATGCTCAAAACAGGTGGCATAATGGATGCAGAAAGATTCAGATCAACATTGTGATTGATGCTCAATTCCCGTTCACCTCACTTGTTTCAATGCCCAAAAGTGTCAAAGCTGCTTTGTATTGCGCGACTTCTGCCAGAGCAACAGCAAGAGCTTCTTCAGATGTGTCCACGCCTTTACGCATAGTGATCCGCACGGTATCAGGAAGATTATAAGGCGTTTCTACACCGCCCAATACAGTGAAGTTTTCAAATGCTGTTACGCTTTCACCAGACCAAAATTCCATGTGCTTTGTTTTTTCGGTGTTGGAAAAAATGATAACCGCTTTTGTTAGCGTGATATTGGGGATGTCAATATACATATCCCCGATCATAGAGACTGCACCGCCTAGCGTATATTCTAGTTTTGTTCCGTCACCAAGAATTAAAATGTTCACTAAAATTCCCCCTTCACATCAAGTCGAACCCAAAACCCGTGTTGCTGATGCTTTATCCAGCCATACCGCTTCTTTTCCGTTAAGAGTAAAAACCCATGTTTTAATGTTACTGGCTGTAGCGCTACCAGCAAAAATTTTATTTGCTGATATAATATCCGCAAAATATCCATTGATCGTGCTATCACATGTAGTCGTTTTAATGGAACCGCTTGAGATGTGTCGATTAATGATCGCATCTGTGTCAATATTTGCACCCTCAACAGCATAGCTACCAAGCTTACTGTTGATAACAGCACCATCAGCAAGATAAGCCCCTTTCAGCGCACCGGAATTGATGTTGTCAGCGTTCAAGTTTTTGACGTTGATCTGGTCAGCGTCAATCGTGCCGCCAACAATCTTGTTTGCGGAGAAAGTGCCGTCCACGTTTGCGGCTTTGACATGCAATCCTTCTGCTGTTACAAACTTACCGACAATGTTGCCGTCAGACGTGATAGCCGTTTCATATGTGCCATTGATGCCGGTGCTGGAAAATCCAAGGCCGTTTTTATTCCACAACCACACGTTTTGCGCGGTGTTCAGGTCAAGCCCATCTGCAATAATAATCGCTTCTGGTTGCCCATCACTGTTTTTGCGAAAAATGACGTTGCCGCCCTTCGCGCCCAACAGCCAGCTTGTAGCATTATCTGCCGTGGTATCAACGTAGATTTCAAACTTTTGCACAAACTCACTGTTTGGATCATTCAGCATTTCCTCAATGCTTTTCACAGAGTTTTGCAGCGGCTTAATGACTGTTGCAAGCGTTACCTTGTTGTTCTCTGGATTTGCCGGATGCCGTTCATAGGCAACTACACGATGCTGTATGCGTGTATTTCTGCGTTTGTCCAGCAACCACACAGCTTTATGCATCTTGATTTCCAAGAAGCTATAATCGCTGTCATATGCCGCCACATCCACAACGTCACATTCATAGCTGATAGAGGGAACGGCCATTTCAGCAAGCTTTGCTTCTGCATACTCTTTCAGGCTTTCTTTTACAAGAAAACGGTCATCCTCGATCATTTGACCATAGATGATCTTGTTGGAATATGTGTAGTTTTCAACGTAGTCCTTGCCACCGTTTATGTCAGCGAATGTCATCCCGT